CTTACTTCAGACATATTTAAAGCCCCTCTTCCACCCGAAAGTATTCCAGCAAGTGCTTGTCCTGCTAGGTACCTCCGGGCGGTCAGGGGTTTTATCATGTTGGGGTTACGTTTATTACGAGCGTACTTCTTGGCTTCCTGTTCAAGATTGATTGGCTTGGTCATGCTCTACTATCTTTTCTAAGTTCTTGAAATACTCAGTATTAAAACCGAACTCCCAATCTTTGTTAGGTCGTGTGTTAGCACCGTAAGGATTGCCTACCTTGCCTGACTTGAAGGCTTCCTTACCCTGATCGTATGGTTTCACTTGTGGATCTCCTTCATTGCTTCACGCATCTTCTGCATGTACCAGTTGGCTTTATCCATGTCCTCAACAGGGTTGTTCTTGTATCTGTGACGGTGTTGATACTTAATCATATTACCATGACAGTACGCAATAAAACCCTCAGTGCCTAAGACTTGCTTGATGTAGTCAATACATTCTACACCACCTGTGTTGTAATGTAAAGGCTTAGTTACTGGGTCAAAACATTCATCAATCCACGTTTTGTCCCGTTCCATAAGATTGTCTACGTTCATCTCCTTCTCAAAGTCTTCCGCCATACCAAATATATCTCCGGTGCTTGGTACTGTCCACTTAGTCATTAGTATTAATTCCTTTATTTAGATTAGCTTCATGTTGTTCAAGATACTTACAGGCATTACTAACCTTCTGCAAGTCATCCTTGAAGGCACCTAGTCCTGTGTTACAGTTAAAGCACACCCAACCCCTATAGGTTTCTGTCTCATGACAATGATCTAAGACCCAAGACCTTAACATCTTCTGGCCTTTTCTAGCTATGTCTTCTATAGTACGATTACAGATGGGACAGGTATAGCCCTCATCAGGGTACGGATGCAGTGTCTTTAGATGTTTGATTAACCTAGATTGATTACGTGCGCAACTCCTACACTTTCTTTTTATCTCACCTGATACCATGTGTTGAAAGTTTTCTACAGGTTGTACAACACCACAGTTATTACATTCAAGGCCATTCTCACAGACAGTTTTGACAGCTTCAAATAGTTCTAGTTGCATTAAGCGTCTATATCCTTTGGTATCTGCACACAAATAGCATAGTACTTTGCATTTGGTGTAGGGCTTTTGTCCCTAAGTTTCTTGGTGTTGATTGCTCTGACTCGTTCACAAGTATCCTTATCAGGGAACACCATGTTAGGTGCCTGAACTGAATACAAACCATTAAGCATTAGTACTACTAAGTATACATACATAATATTACTCCTCTGTTGTGAGCAGTTTGCTTCTTGCTCAGGAAGATCCCCCGGTTACGTAATGTCCACCATCTCACACACATCACCAGTACATGCCATAGTCTGCATACCTGATGTATTATCCTCCATCTCGTAGGATGATAACTTAGTCCAGTCAATAGACAAAGGCATCAGAGATTTAAGATTTCTGTATGTTGTAATATCTACGTCTTGATATGGTGCTTGTTGATACGTGTGTTCATTGAAAGGTAGGAACGACACACCTGACATCTCATCAAAGTGTTTATACACAAACGCACCTACTTCAAACCACTCGTCTGCCTTGACGTTGATCGTCACGCTAGGCTTATGCTCACACCAATGACGCTGATACATCAGCCACATCTCTAGCTGTTCTAGTGCAGTCATGTCAGCAGTATGAACAGCACCATCGGGTGACTTCATGGGGAAGCTGAACACTGTGGTCTGGTCAGGCTTCATAACGTCAGCCTCGCTAGGGATGCCCTGATCAATCATGAACTGTGTCAGAGGGTCTTTGTTATCGCCCCTAACAGTTCGTATGTAATAAGGAGAGTGACGAGCATGAATCCCAGACGCACTATCCACCAACTGTGAGACAGTTCCACTGGGCTTAACGCAACTAATAGCAGTTGCGACAGGTATACCAAGGCGATTAGCCCACTCAGCATTAGTAGAAACAGCAACATCTTTTAAGTACTCCAGTGTATCAGCCAACCCTTTGTTGTCCATAGTCATCAGTGGGTTATCCATTATCCCCGTGAGTGACACACCAAGCAAACGCTCTGCTGCTGTATTGGACTGCCACACCTTTCGCAAGTATGGGAAGTGGGTGTAGGTGGATTGAATTGTTCCAAGTATAGTTGCAACACGGACTTTTCTTGCAATGTCTTCCATACCATCTGTCGCACGGATGACAACCTCCGAGAGATTACAGAACTGATTCGGGCGTAGAATGATCTCCGAACACGGGTTGGTTCCGAACTCATAGCAAGTTTCTCGTCTTCCATTCTTTGCTGCTTGCTTAACCGAAGCTTCTCTATTAAATATACCACGCTCACCGCTCCCACTTTCCATCAGTGCTGTCCACTCACGCATGAATGCAATGCTGTCGGGCTTCTCTGAGTAGGACACTGAGTTGTTAGCCAAGGCACGATGCCCTGCATTCTCCCACCAGTTACCTGACTTAGCATGACGCATACGATCATCAGACAGATTAGATAGGGAGATCATAGCACTGCGGCGTACACCACCTACAACTACTACCTCACCAATCTTACACATCAAGTCGTGACACTCAATGCTAGACAACCTACGGCCTTCAGCAGCCTTGAATGTGTTAGCTGCAAACATGAACAGATCAATCAATGGTGCAGGACCAGAGGCTCTACCACCAAATGTCTTGAGCCTTGCGCCAGCAGGACGTACCTTACTAACATCCCACTTAGGGATTTCACCAGCCCATAGGAGTGCTAAAACTTGTCTGAACCCTTTCGCCCAACCTTCCTTGCTGTCCTTAATGACAACCGTAGTGTCGCTATCAAAGAGGGGAGGGACATCAGGGAGCTTACTGATGAACTGACGCTCAACACTGAAACCAACCCCCGTACCACAGAGCAGGATGAACATAGCCTCATCAAAGGACTTAGGGTCATCTACGGGTAGGTAGCTACAGTTGTACATACATGTGTTGTCACGTGCAGCAGCTTTACCCGCAGTCATCATTGACCTCATACTAGGCATGACCTGCAGTGACAGCATGTGGTGACGGATCAAGTCAACCTCAGCATTATGACCGTTGCTATTATCATCTTCTAATACAGGCTTGATAATATTATCTAGGTAACGTTCAACAGTCTCAGCCCATGTCTCTCGTCGGCCTTCCTCTTCTAGCCAACGTGCATACCTACTGGTTGCAATAAAAGTTTGATAGTCAGTAGGTAAATAATTATTACTCATCGGTTATCTCCGCTTCCCTTTAGTGTTCCTCGTGCCTCACGTCCGTCTAGCTTTAGCATATTAAGTTTAATGATATCAGTTAAATTAAACTCATAGTAGTTAGCTATTGCTGTGGCATAGAATAGTACATCACCTAGTTCAGCTAGGATATCTTCAGGTGATACTTTTAATTGATCTCTAATACGTTTCTTAATCTTACCTGCAACTTCCCCGGCCTCTTCACAAAGACCGAGGGTGTTTTCTGTTAGTCTATCTTCGGGTGAAGTTATGATCTTACGTTCAACCCACTCACTATACTCATCACTTGTTATCATCCACTGTCTCCACCACTAAAGAATCTTTAAGTTTCTTGAGAAGGATATCTCGTACAACATTAAGGCTGTTGAGTTGGTACTGGATACCACCAGCAACGTTACCATTGTTGATCAGCTCTCGGTAGTAGTTGTTCTGATCTTCATTGAAGTCTTCTGTATCGTATTCAATATCATCCAATGTTACTTTAGTCATTCCGTGTTACCTCACATCTTTCTACTGCTATATCATCCATGTCATACAACATGTCTTGGATAACCTGTAAGACTACCCTTGAACTTTCAATGTCATCAACCTCTAAGAAATTGGCTAATGGGTCTACTGTAATGTTGAGTACAACTTCATATTCCATTTTCAGAAACTCCTAGTTATACGCAGGAAGAGAGTAATGTCAAGCTATGCATCGTACTCTCCTCCATAATTTATTTCAAGAGGTTCTATGCTAGCACGAAAATGTTTTACCCATTCGTTTGCATCCTCTATTGTTTCAAACCAGTAGTGTACTGTTTCTACTTCACCTTCCACTTCTGCCTTACAGATTAGAAGTTGTTGGCACTCTTCTGGAAACTCTTTAAGATTCTCGTTATCTTCTACTGAGATTGGACCTGCTAGTATGTCCCAAACCTTTACTACTTCTGTCATGATTAGTCTTTCTTCCAGTTTCTAAGGAGTTCAGCATAGTGATTCATGCCGACCATGACAACCCAAGGCTTTCTATCTGAACGAAAGAAAACTACAGGCTCTCCTTTGCCATGCTTAGAAGCTTGCTCTATGTAACCATACACAGTCTTAAGCTCACCCTTTCTACGCTTAACTTCTATACTAATTGGCATCTTCTTACGAGCAGCAGGGGATAGCTGGATGTCTTCTCCACCATCCCCCATTGTTGTACTCTTGATGTCATCAGGTTCAAACTCCGGGAACGTTTCCAAGAGTTTGTCCCTAACTTCTTGCTGACCTGTGCGGCCCTTAGCCTTAGCTGATCGTGTTGTGGTCAACGGGTGGCTCCCATAGTTGGTCTATTTCTCTGCGTAACCAAAGCAATCTGGCATTCTCAATGACACGATCCTTGTCACCCTCGTAGGCTTCAACGCAAGCATCCCAGAGTTTCATTTCCGTGTCACACTCAAGCAATATATTCTTTGCCTTAACAGGCCCACACCTATGTAGACCCTTGATGTTATCCGCCTTGTCGCCTGTGAGTATCTGAGTATAGAAGAACTTCAGACCAGTAAACTTACCAACAGCACTTAGCTCTTTCTTTGTGATGTTGTAGTGGAAGCATGGTATCTGCAACATGTCTTTGTCTATAGAAGCAACTACTGCATTCATCCCAACTTTTGTTGCCTCTATGGCAATGAGATCATCGGCTTCCTCGCCTTCGCTTACAGTAGCTTCATACTTACTAACCATGTATTCCCGTATGTGTTTTAGATGTATAGGCTTTGCTGTGTCTTTACGATTACCCTTATACTCAAGGGTTGTGGCTATGTCAAACCTAAAGTTACCTTTACCTGTAAGATAAACTTCATAGTTGTTGTCAGCAAAACCCTCAGTATCCTCAAGGATTTTACTTATCAGTTCATCTACCTTTGACTCAGCGTGTGTAGCTGTAAGGTCGTTTGAGGAAAACCCCGCACGATAGGCAATGATGTCACCGTCAATCAGAATTTTCCCCATCATGATCAGAACATCACTTCTGAATTGTCTAGTGCAGGTGACTTAGCAGTAGGCACTGATGCGATCTCAATGTCACCATCATCAGGGACATACTCAACAAGGGTGAGTACCTTTACTGTGTCAAGACGTGTACCTACAATACTCTTCATCTTAGTATCATAGACAGACAGGATAACTTCTACCGTTGATCCATTACCAATAGTACCATCCATGTCATAGTCCCATGTCTCACCGTTAGGTTTGAGTACTACGGGTGGACCTGATGCCCAGTCAAAGCCTGTGTCAAACTTACGGACAAGACGTACCATTGTGCCCCGTCCTTGTGGGTCAGGCTTGCCTCGCTTCATAGACTTAGAAGCCTTGAGCAAGGACATGTTTGCTTCGTCAAGGATAATATCAATGGTGCAAGCACCGTCACAACTTACGTAAGCTTCTTCAAAGCCTAGCATGTCACGATTCTGTGTGAACACCTTAGCCCACTCAGCAGTTCCAGTTAGTTTTACTCTACGTGTAGCCATCGTTTGGCCCTCCATGTGTTAGTGTATTTCACTATACCGTTGACCGTACTGCACGTCAATGCCTAAGTCAACATTTAATTTAAGTTCTTTATTAAGTTTTTCTATGGCCCAGACCAAGACCTTAGTATGCTCCTGTTCCTCGCCCTTCTTGACAAGGTTGATGCTCTCATCATGGAACTGACCAATGACGTTGCCCCTCTTAGTACGATATAGTGCAACCCACTTGTCAAAGCAATAGGCTCCAGTAGATTGATTGATCGTAGAGAATGCATCTTTTTCATACCGAAGGTTGTGCCAGAACTTACTCACTGGATTCTGTACCCACATCTCACCGTCAAGCTTCCTGATCTTCTGATCCTCAGCAAACTGTTTGACTGCCCAGTTGCGTTCCCAGTATGCATCTAGCAAAGCTGCTGCCTCACCTACTGACATGCCTGTCTCACGTGATAGCTTGGCTGCACCTACACCGTAGGTAGCTGAGTAGTTGACCACCTTGTAGTTCTTACGCAAGGACTTAAGGCTGACCTCACCTGAGTTGTGCTTGTCAATCTGATCTTGGGTAATAGCACCAGCATGTAAGGCTAGGTCAAGGTGTGGATCAAAGCCATCCCTAGACATCTCTTCTACGTAGTCGGGGTCATATGGTTTCATATAGTGCCGCTTGGTAGTGTCTTCAAGGGATGTCATGTCAGCACCACATAAGGTGTAGTCCTCATCAGGTACCGTCAGACAACCACGTATCTCCTTACCCCAAGGCTTGTCAACACCGGGGAGATTGACCAGAGGTTTCCTGTGCTTGAAGCGTAGCGTGTTGGTCAGGCCATCAATCTCAGCCTTAACGTAACCATTCACGTGTGTCTCAAGGAATCCGTAGAAGATGCCTAACCTGTGCTGAATAACAGTCAGCCCATCTAGTACCCCTACTGCTGGGTTGTCATCAATGAGTAGCTGAACGGAGGGTGTAAGCTCACCGTTCTTACGGATCTGAGGTACCTTCTTTTCTTCACCAGTCTCCTTGTTCTTGTTGAACTTGTGAGTGCAAGGCTCCCAACCTAAACCATACAGCCAATCCTTGACTTGATCAGGTGAGTTAGGGTTAGACTGATCAACACCTCTGACAACAGAGACATCACCCTCGTAGCTCTGAGGATACCCATGCACACCTAGTAGATCAAACCAACGCTGACCATGCGCTGACACTGAGCCATCCTTCTTAGTCATGACCTTTGGCTTTGTCTTGATGGACATAAGCTTACGCATAGGCATGACTTCTCTAAGCTCAAACACCTTGTGGTCTTGCTGCTCCTTGAGTTTGTCTACGCTGTCCTGAGCTAGCTTGAGGTCAACCTTCCATCCTGATCTCTCAGCTTCTGCTGCGCAGTTCATCTTGAACGAAAGATAACCAAAGAACTTGTCCAAGGTTTTCTTGTCCTTGTAGATAAACATGTACCGCTTGAGCAGGTTCTGCCATAGCTTCCAGTTGATCTTAACGTCTTCCTCACACCGATGGATATAGACTTGTATGTCTTGATCAGTCCAATCAGTTACAACAGGCTTAGGTATACCAAACTCTTCACCGAAGGTAGCAAGTCCATGCTTACCCCTTTCGTAGTTGATCACCCATGACATAGGTAATGTATCATACAGCCTTGCCTTGATCTTCATGTGAAGAAGTCTCTCAAGTACTGGTATGTCATACCGTAAGATGTTGTGGCCTATCAGACCCTTAGCATCCCATAGTAACTGTCTCATGTCATCATCATGGGTAACGGTGGTGTATTCCTTACCGTCACTGGTGTAGGATAGGCAATGTATTTTACTTGGGTTAAGACCATCGGTCTCAATATCAAATACCATCATGCCGCCATTTCGCTCCTCTCGCTGTACACTTCTTCGGTTAGTAGTGTAGTTTCTGGATCGTAGTACACTGACCCTGCATGTCCTAACTTAGCGAAGGGTCTGTTCTTGTCAATGATAAAGTTGGTTGTGTTCTGAAGAATCTCATCATCAGTCTCTACATCACGTTCAATCTTGACACATATGATTGCCTCTTCTTCTAGTGATGCAGCATACTTAGTACGTCCGTCATCGTTGACCTGAGAGATAAAGATCACACCGATGTTTAACTCTTTGGCAAGCTGTGCTGCACGTGAACCTAGTGTGGTCAGTGTGCTGGTAGCACCATCAACCCCTGAGCTAGACAGGTAGGCCAGCCGTTGTACATGGTCAATGAAGATGTAACCTGCACCATACACACTAGCAGCCAGACGTATATACTCAAGTAACTTGAGGGGGTCATCGTGTGACCTCATCTCAAAGACAATGGTACGCTCACCCTTAGTGGCTTCCTTAGCTGCCTCAACTACCTTGTCCTCAGATATGTTATTGTCTCTGGCATCATCCTTGGTACGGACATTGCAACCCAATTCATATGAAGCCATCGCACGATAAGTAGTACTCTTCATCTCCTCCATGTGTAGCAGGGCAATGCGTACATCCTCTGTCTTGAGTAGCCCTGTCTCAAAGTATCGGATCACCTCGGTCTTACCCATACCACGGGGTGCCTTGATGAATGTGATACCACCCTTGACCAAGCCCCGGAGCTTATCATCAAGACCTGTGTGTCCTGTCGGGGTATACTCATAGGGGTTCTCGTTACGTATAGCTGCCTCTACTTCCTCATCGGAGCAGAAGAAGTTATCAGGTGAGTAACGCTGTGGCTTGAGTGCTGCCCACTTGAGGTCATCACCGTCACCGTTGGTAAGGAAGTCATTGGCATCCTTGTGCTTTGACATTGGGACATACCAGAACTTATCTGCCAGTGCCTCGTATAGTTTGTCAGCAGCACGTCTACCTGCATCGTCCAGCTCACCAGCATACACAACTTCTTTGAAGGAGTTGAGGTAAGCATAGTTAGCCTTGATAAACTTCTCACCTATGGATGCGCTGGGCAATGACTTGACAGGCCACTTCTCCCCAAGAATCTGATACAGACTAGCAGCATCAAACTCACCCTCAGTAAGGTAGATACGTTGTGATGATCCTGAGTTGAAGTCAGGGCCAAAGAGGTGGTTCATGCCAAGGCCACGGTCTTTCATCCAAGACTTAGACTTGTCATTGTAGTCACGGTACTTGACTGTGTGTGGATACTTGTACGCATAACGTACAGGTACATTGCCATCACCTGTCTGTACTTGAATGCCATACACCTGACACACATCAGGCTTGAGGCCACGTATGTCATTGAAGGTGCTGCCAGTCACGGGTGTATTCATAATGTTTACCCTTTCTTTTACTGGGTACGATTGCCTTGCCCAGTCAAATGTCACTACGTTTTTCTTTGCGGGGTAGGACTCACCGCAGCTATGACAGAAGCCATAGCCATCATCGTTCCAATTGAATGCATCGGAAGAACCACAGTCCTCAAACGGACACGCTTGGTGTGGGTTGTCTGACATCTGATTCTATACCTTTCATTATTAGGTGTACAAAACCCACGTTGAATATAGCAGCATATGTGTCGGGGTCAAGGTCTAATTGAACGGTTGCGCTGCCATCCTCATGTTCGTCTATGTCAGTTATCTTTATAGTATCATTCATCTTTTATCTCCTACTACTACTGTGGTGTTAGTAATGGCAAGTATTGCCCCTTAACTAATACAGTGATGTTATTAGCTTAGTCATCATCCTTTCCATAGATTAAATCTTCTATCGTCCATACAATTTCTTTTACTACTGATATCACAGCACAGATAGGCCAGATCAAACAGTTAAATAATACAGGCCCATCAACACTCTCAAAGATTTCTTCTAAGTCTTTGAACAGCAGTAGCTGGTAGATGAAACCCAATGCATACAGTGTACCGCTACCATATGCAAGACCTAATTGAAACTCAGTCATCTCCTAGCGCACTCCAACTTTTGGGAAATAGATTTAGCATTAGATTAGATATGTGATCAGCCACTATGCGTGTCTCATACTGAGTGTCAGACTTACATCTTAGCTTACACATATCAGAGAAGGCATCAAGACTACCTGACCAGTACCATTCAGTCATGGTAGACTGAGGTAGTACCATACGTGCTTGCTCTGGGCAGACGCCTCTTTCTATCAAGCTATTATAAAGAACCTTAACAGTTAAGCTGATATCGCCTACTCTAACATCTTCTACTATACCAGCACTACCCTGTTTCTTATCTTCTGACGTACCACGCCATACCTCTGGGCGATAAAACTCTGGATTATCGCTCACGTACCTCCTACTAATCTCATTCCATCGTAGGAACTTATGCTTGACTAGCTGACGTGCCACAAAGACAGGCGCCTTGATGTGAAACGAAGCGAAGCAATGACCGAAGGGTGACATGTGCTTGTGCTTGGCTAGATACTTAATCAACTTCTTGTCAGGATCATTGAGGATAGGTGTCATAGGTTGGCCCTCTACGCCTGACGTACCTAGTGCCTCACTCTTCTTACCAAAGCTAACCCGTGCTGCATTAACAACACTCAGGTCTGAACCCATATGATCTATGTGTGTTACCTCAATCAACTGTAATCTCCCATGTCTCTACCCAATGCTCCATTGCATACTTACTTTGAATGTAAGCAGCACGTGCCTCAGCTTTCTTTTTGTTACCGTAGACAGCAGTAAGTCCTATGTCATTCATAACAACATAGACTTTGCTAGCCATTCCATGTTCCTTCATCTTTGAAATCCTTCATAGCTTCTTCACGTTCATGCTTAAACAATTCCTCCAACCTTAGGTTGCCGTTCAAGTACTCAGGTGTGTCACCCCTGTCAAGTTTTTTCTCTATCCAATCTAACAATCTTTGTATCATGGTGCTGTCCCTTTCCATAGCTTTAGTTCAGCCTCAACTTTTAACTTACGTTTTTCAATCTCTTTAGCTTGAAACTCCCAGTATTCAGATTCACGTTCAACCATCTCTACTTGATGGCGCAACTCTTCATTCTCTTTCTGCACTCGTTTAAGTTTAGTCATCGCCCACTCATATTCCTTTCGTAGTGAATCATATAGATCACGTTGTATCATTTCTTTCTCCTGTTCATTGCAACAGTTGCAGTTTCTATATTGTGTTTGAGGTATGGGTTGAGGGACGTGATGTTCTTGTGTCCGGTAACTGACATAACCTGTGCAGCTTCGGCCCCACCTTGGATCATCTGTACTATAGCAGTCTTCCTGAGATCACCAGCACGTAGCTCAGGAGGTAGGCTACAGGCTTCCTTGATCTCATTGACTATCCCACTGACTTGACCACCAGTCATGGGCCTATAAGCATTGTCTGAGGCTCTCTGAAATGGTACTACATAGTCTTGCCAACCCCAGTCATTCTCCTGTTCTGTGATCATAGCCATGACATCCTCATCTATGGGTAGCTCAACAGTAGCACCACGTTTCGTCTGAGTAATAGTCACTGTCTCCCTAATGAAGTCTATGTCTTGCCACTTAAGATTTCTAATATCAACAGGTCGTTGGCCCCACTCATAGGCCAGCATAACAATCAACCCTACGTTACGCCACTTGTAGTTGGCGAATGCTTTGTTAAGAAATGTTTCTACCTGATCATTAGTCCAGATAACTGAACGTGGTTGGTGGCTACGCTTAGTCACATTCTTCATAGGGTTGTGAGTAATAAACTCTAGTGATACGAAGTGATTGATCAGTACAGACAATAGCCTAGCGTATTGATTGGCATGGTCAGTGCTGATGTCCTCCTCCCACTGATCATACATCTCAGTACAGATCACGGTGTTCAATTTGTTTATTGATATGTCGCCAATAGACTTACTAAACACATGACCTAAACACATAGCCTTCAAGTTGTACTCATAATTCTTTTGTGTATTGAACGACAAAGAATTAAAGTGCTTAGTGTTGAGGTACTGTGTCAGCAGTTGACTGAGCGTTGAGCTAGGGCCATACGTTCCAACCAGTATGTCACCACGTCTATAGCTATCAATCAAGTCTACTAGCTTAGGCACCTCGTACCTTGCTATCCTGCCATCCCTAAAGGTTTGACTTGACGCAACACCAGCAAGTGCAGCGTCAGTAGGTGGTACAAAACGGTAACTCGTACCGCCATCTTTTCGTTTGACTTTGTGTGTATACTTCATGTTCACCTCTTGAAGTGTACTTAAAGTATTTATTAACTTTTATATATAGAGTTAATAAAGAATACTTTAAGTAAGTACCCTAAGTACCTTAGTTATACCGAACTAGAAAACGATGCAAGGGCTAATCGTTGCGACAAGTTGTCACACGTATCTTCTATTGATGTAGTCATTGATATACCGACTGTCATCAACACCAACTTCCTCAGCCAGTAGGTCAGCAGTCATGCCCATCTTGATCAGCATGTCAGCCACAGCGCAGGTATTATTCTCAATCAAACTGATAATACTTTCTCTATCATAGTCATCTGACATATCTGGTGAGGACACCTCATCATACAACCTAGACCAGTTCTTAGACCAGTAGTTGTCATCCTCGTACTGTGACTCATACAGTGAGGGATCACGGGCAATCACTAGCTTAGACCAGTTGGCAGCGCACAGCTTGTACATCAGCAGGTCAGCGAACTCAAGGTCTTGCGTCTCGTTGACACCATGCTGACCGTAGTAACCCACACTGATATTAGTACACTCAGGCACCACATCAGCATACTCATTGGAGTCAGTGTAAGAACCATTGGGGTCAGCGATAAGCTGGGGTAAGTCTACTGCGTCAGCAAAGGACGTAGCAAACTCTGATGAAGCTGTACGCTTACCCATCTGGTGTGTGATCACTGAGGTGTCACCGTATCTGTCAAAGGATATCACTGCGTCAATGCCTGTCAACCAATACGGATTATCCTTGACAAGGGCAGAGCTACCTACACAACCGACCTCTTCTGCTGCATGAACGACATACACACCCTCAATACCAGCCTCAATCATGCCAAGCATGAGCCATACACCAGTGGTACAGTCAGCACCAAGGCATGAGGAGATAGCTGTATCAGCAACCGATACAACATTACTGGTGACAACCAACTGTTGCAGACCCTCAGTCCTGTGTACTGTATCATGGTGTGATGCAAAGCAGAGAGTCGGTGTCTCACCTATGCTTAGTATGTAGTTGCCGTGTCTGTCAGGCAATCCGAAGTGTGGTTCAAGGAACCGTTCACAGAACTCATCTTGTGTTTGTGTACCTTGCGGTCTCTTGTACCGAAGCATCTCTATTAGGCTATACATTATTCGTCATCCTCTTTTACTATTTTCCATACACCATCAATCTTTACGACCTTGCCGCCCTCATCTACTACCTCATCAACACTGACACTCTCATCATCCTCAGTCATACACTTCAACTCATTGGGGTATATCTCACCGTCCCAATCAGACTCAAAGTAATCATCATTAAGAGTTTTAGGGGAGAGCCATTCACCATTACACTCACAGTATCTGACATCATCCTCATGCCAACACTTACCATCGGTACACTCAACAAAGGAGTTGTCCCGTGCACCCTCTGACACCATCTCGCTGCGTTCACCCCAACGGGTATCAGTCCACACCTCAACCAACGTGCTGTTGTGCACCATCTCTTGCTCATGCTCACAGAAGGTGTGCTCATCGCCGTAGCAACACTCACAGTATTGACCATCAGTATGCTCTGAGTAGTAGTAGTCATCCTCACCCAACTCACACTCACACTCACAGCATGTGGTATGATATGTATTACCTAGTATGCCTTGATACTTACTAGCATCCACCTCACCGTCCTCATCTACGATAAGGAAGCCATCATCAGAACCGTGACCAACAGTGAGACGCTTGGGGTCAACGTCTAGGTAAGGGCCGATGTATCCATCTTGGTGCGGGAAGCTGAGTAGCTTGGCACCATCCCATGAGTCATCCCTGCCGACAGTGGCACCCATGTCATCAACATGTGATTGGATCATGTCAAGAGACTTCTCACACACACCATAGATAGGCCCAGCAGCAGGTGTGGAACCACCTATGTATACAACACAGCGACCAGCAATGCAACCCTTGTCATCCTCCAACCAGATGATCTCAAAGTCACCACTACCATACGCAGAGCATGGGTGTCTGGGTAAGTGATCAAAGTCATACCGCATACATGAGTGGATCATAGCCTTGCGGTCATAGGTGGTGTTGGGATTGTCCATGTCAGCCTGATCGTGTGAGTAGGCATGGGTGAAATGCTTGGGATCTTTGCCTGTCTTGAGTGTATACTTACGCAAGGAAAAGTTCTCACGAAAGGCATCAACAATAGTCTCAAGCTCCGAGTCATCAAGCTCAGGAAAGATAAACCTGAAGGCACGACCAGCCTTCATAGCCACCTGTCTGTCATTGTCAGCATCCTTGCTGCTCTGAAAGACACTGATCTTGCCATGATACTTGGTGGATCTGACTGGTTGGATAGCACGTAGTCTCAAGTTCCAATTAGATGTAACCTCTTGCTTCTCACCTATGTTGGAGTCCATGATAGTATTTCTAATCCAACCGACAAGACTGTCATCAGTGAAGCCACAGCAATGAGTATCATCATACGAACCAAAGGCTCGCATCACAGTATCAGTGGGGTGTAGCTCCTTGATGCGGCGTACAACAAAACCATTCTCACGTGGCTCCACACCGAACATGCAAGATGCCACCTCCACAGTACCATTGCGAATAGGTATGAGTGCACCAACAGGCTCCTCGCTGGGGAAGACACGTCCACCATTGGTGAACATCAAGTCCTTGTCTTCCAGATGATACGTGTGCCACCGAACAAGATGGTTGACACACAGGTCATAGGACTCAATGTCCATTGCAGCGGACACATGCTGTGCCGCCACCGGGTCAATCATGATTACTTCATAGGTCATATCGTTCTCCTTGTAAGATACCCTCACACTTTATGGCATGAGGGTATGATGGTAGTCAAACTTATTCAAGCCCTTTGAGTGCTACTACTGCTGCTGTCAAAGCAGCGACAGCACCCTCTAAGATCTTGGCTCGGTACTTGCCTGATGCTGTCTTAGTTACCTTGAAAGACTTGACATCGTTATCGGTGCGATCGTGTTTAATATTTCTGCCGTAATGCTTGTTAGGATAGCCAAGATTTTTGCGCCACCCATGTATTGATCGTGTAGTCACATCAAATTTTTCTGATGTTTGATCACCAGTATGGTTGGTGTAATAGCAACACACCGTGTGCTTGAACTCAAGTGTATGAAACCTTTCCGAAATTTTGGTGCCGATCTTACGCACCCTAGACGGTGCACCTGCTGCTTTTGCTATATTGACAAACTTAACAATAGTATTGTTGCCCACCCCCATTTCAAGTTTAATATCATCATAAGTATTACCGTTATAATACATCGCCACTACTGCTTGTTGCTGTTGTTGTGTAAGAGGTTTAGTCATAGTATGTCCTTTCAAAGACGGTACCGTATCAGCACCACGAAACGTATGACAAAACATACGCTTGCTGGTAGTGATCACCCCATACACAGTATGACAGTTGTCATAATTACAATTAGTATCACGGCGAGGACATCAGTCCACAGGTGGTCATACCAACACGCTGGTTCACACCATGTCCATGACCCGTCCTCATTCTCATACCACATCACAATATCCTTTCATCTAACCAATCAGAAAATAGTACCTGACTATAGAATTTGGTACGCACTAATGACAAGGTTGCAATCAACACAACGGTATCAACAAGAAATGCTGTGTGTATTATTAATAAATACAACGCTTTTCTCCAACCTATCCACCCTATTTTCATCACAATATCCTTTCATATCTATTACTTTCACCCCTCCACACCTCACCTAAAGATAAGTTTCGTAACGCTTCGTAGGGTAACTCTAGACCTGCGCCTGATATGCGGTACTCCACACCAGTTGCAGTGTTGACCACCTTATACACCTTGTATTTAAAGCGGTGCCCCTCGGTGTTATCCCGCTTACTACCTTCACTTAACATGGCTATTTTTCCTTCCCATAGTTACACATCCTCCCACGCAAGTCTGACTTCTTGGCTGATTGTTTCTATTGTCTCCTCAAACATGCGTGGCAATGGTGTAATGTCATCATCGTTTGCCAAGAATAGTTTCTCAAGATAGTGGGCTGAAGCGCGTTCCCTGTCATCAAACGTCTGTACGCCTATAGGTAGCTTGTCGCTCACACCATAGTAACGAACAGTCCACTGGATATTTTTCTTATAGTTCATTGGTTTACCCTTTCCAAAAATAGAAACGCCCCACGCTATACGCAGGGTGCTAGTGCTCAGTTGGACACAAGAAAACACCCCACGCTTACACATGGGGCGCTTATCCAGTAACCACCTTGATTATTCAACCACCGCATTGAATACCTTGATCGCATCACGCAGGTGCTTGAACGCAGCGACATCAACAACATCACCATCCTTGGGGTTATCGGCGCGCTTAACGGCCTTGTCCAATATACGCTGCAATTCATCAGCCATGATAAAAGGTTGAGCTTGGGGTGGAGGTGACGCTTTCCAGAAGGGTAGATCACGGGCGGCAATAAACATTTTGCCAGTCAACACACCATTGACATCACCAAACCAAACCTTGTTTTCGGCTGCCCACTCAAGGGGCAACATCATACCAACCCACACCGAGAAAGCACGGGTATGATACGGGGACGCATCCTGCAAAGCATTGATACGAGCGACAGCTTTTAGAGCCGCACCCTCAACACCCTTTTCGTCATGCCATACCTTGAGTATGGACACAGCGACATTGTGAATTTTCTGTTGCAGCGACATAGCCGAACCATTGACCTTGACAATTTGGGCGTCAATCTCGGCATCTTTAAACATTTTTGTGACTACGTTTACCATGATTTTATCTTTCCATAAGAGTGCAATAAAGGACGCCCCACCATAGGACGCCCTTAGATGCACTCCGCCCCATACCATACGGTAAGACCTAGTTGGCTAGGCTTAGGCAGAGTAACACCCCTACTGGAAATTTTATATGACCCACGATACCCACCATTTTAATGATCAGTCTGGTCAATCTTCCCGCTTTTCCTATGGCAAGAACATTGCCAAGAGCATTTGAAGCCCACCGATTAAGGTGTTTTTATTGTCAAAACAGACAAGACTAGCAGGCTTATAGCCTACTGTTTATCGGCGCAAGTGATGTCTCCGAATGTTTCACATTGCTGTGACCATTGGCCGACCTTGCTATTATTGTACGGTCAATCAAAAGACCTCTCCAGCTTGTCAATTCAAGCTGTACAACCGATACGCTCAACCCTATCACCTCTACTAATACAATTCCAAATCCGCTTTATAACCTATGTCTCTCCAACCGAGCTTAAAGAACTTGTTGGGGTTTGATGTCTCCGAAACATCTCCAAAATAGTTATAACCGTTAGGTCGTTTAGTAGGTCGTCACTAGGTATCCTCTAAAGCTTAAGAGCCGTTCAATCCGGTTAGAGGTCCAGACTGGCGGGGTAGTTCATCTTGTGGGGCTTTCCCTAGGTGGGTAGCGACATCCAAAAAACTTAACTCTCAATAACAATAAAACGAGCTACAGATAGGTCTTAAAAGGTTGGTTTTACATTATAAAGGATATATTTATCATTATAATTAGTATGGTTTTAACGAAAAAACAGGTTATTATGGAAACATTTACTTGTAATTATTACTTGTACAGCACAACTATAAAGAGAAATCAATAGGGTGATTCGGCAACCTTAGATAGTCATTACAATCATTCTAGGTTGTGTAGCAATAGGGTGATTCGCAAGTTAAGGTTGTGGTGAATAGGGTAGATTACCAGTAATAATTACATATAAATATCATAAGAATAACTTACAGGTATTTATTACTAATAAGATATATCAACAATGTTTACCTATAATATAATCAGATAAGTATAGGTCGTAATATATAAAGATAAAGTATTGGCATAATGTTTACACACAATGTTTACTCATAATGTTTATACATAATGTTTAGGGGGATAGGGTGTTCATGTGATACATTAAGGGTTTGGGTTGTATTAATGCATGGCTTTAACAAAACAAGCTAACACCTTGAAAACATGTGGAAAACTTTAGTCTTTTCTCTACATGATAATCCTCTATTGTGTATAAAACGTAATGATATCAGTAGGTTAGCATGATTAGTGTAGGGATAACATTAAGTAAGTAGCATTGACCTA